AAATAAATAGAGCAACAGCAGAAGAATTTTTCGATACTAATCATCTACAGGGTAAGGCTATTGGCAAACACTATGGAATGTATTGTGGATTGGATTTAGTCGCAGCAATGACGGTAGGCAAATCAAGATTTGACGATACGCATGAATTGATAAGATTTGCGACTAAGACAAATTGTCAGGTTGTTGGTGGATTTAGTAAACTGCTGAAACACTGCAAGGCTGAACTCAAGGTAGAAAGTCTAACAACATATGCAGACTTGAGATATTCTAATGGTAAAACGTATTCAAAGTTTGGAAAATTCATGAAGTATACATCTCCAGGCTATTTTTGGGTAGACCGATCAAAGAACATAAGACTCAACAGATTCAACACTCAGAAACATAAACTTCATACGCTATTGGGATCAAGATTTGATAGTAGTAAAACTGAAGTGGAAAACATGGAGTTGGCGGGTTACTTCAAGATATATGATTGTGGAAACGCGGTGTACAAAATTTAGGAAAACAAATGTCTAGAATTATTACGTGTCCAATACCTGAGAACATAAATCCGCTTTCTCCAAATGGGTACATGTTCTCCATAGCAAAGCTGCCGTCTCTTACATACTTTTGCCAGGAAGTAAATCTTCCAACAGTATCTCTGGGAAGTTCTCAGCAAAGTACTCCTCTTGTTCCTATATCTCTTCCGGGTGACATAATGGAGTTTGATCCTCTAAACATACAATTCCTAATAGACAGTCGTATGAACAACTATACGGCGCTCTTCAATTGGATGAACGGTCTAGGATTTCCTCTAAGCTATGCTCAGCACTTAGAATATCTAAACAACTCTTCGGACGTTTTGGATTCGACCAAAATGTTTTCGGATGGAACTCTACACATCTATGGAAATACTGGTGACTCTCTAAAGAGCGTCAAATTCTCTGACGTATATCCAGTTTCACTTGAAAGTTTAGTATTCACGTCAAGGTCACAAGATGTACAATATTTGGTTGGAAGCGCAACATTTAGATATACACACTATACGATAGAATAAAGTGATTTGACATGAATATGAACGACTTGAACGAAATGTGGCAGTCAGACTGCACTATAGACGATGATCATTTGGATCGTGAATCGATAAAGACTCCAAACCTTCATGCGAAGTACCTAAGAATTCTGATGGAGCATAAGCTTAAGCTATCGGCTTTGCAGTTGGAGTATAAGACTCTTCGTCAAAGAAAATTCCGCTACTATCGAGGTGAGATGCCTCGAGAAGAACTAGTCGAATACGGCTGGAATCAGTGGCAGGGAACTAAACCACTTAAAAACGAGATGGACGAATTCCTAGAAGGCGACACCGATCTCAACAAGATCAACGTTAAGTGCGAATACATAAAGCATGTGATAGACGCCATTGAGTCTATCATGCAACAGATAAAAGGGCGGGACTGGAACATAAGAAACGCCATTACTTGGAAACAGTTTATATCGGGTTCATAATGATCAGAATTGAAAAGCTAAACGAGTCTTACATCAGAGTATTCTCTGATCCTTCAACCGAGCAAGAATTAAGTGAATTTTTCCAGTTTGAAGTTCCAGGAGCCAGATTCACTCCAAAGTTTAGAGCAAGACTTTGGGATGGTAAACTTAGACTCTATAACCTGCAGACTAAGACTCTCTATTCTGGATTGAAAAAGTACGTAGAGACGTACGCTCAAGATAAAGGTTTGCCGGTAGAAGCATTTGAAGAAGAAAAGACCTCTCTATCTAGAGACGATCTAATGGGATACGTGAATTGGCTTAACCTTCATGGAAATGGTAAACCAATCTCTATTCGCGACTATCAGGTAGACGCTATTCAGAAGGCTATAAACGATCGGCGTGTTCTTCTTCTCTCTCCTACCGCCTCGGGTAAATCTCTGATCATATATACTCTTTTGAGATATCATATCGAACACAAGAGAAAGTGTATCATAATAGTTCCAACTACGTCTCTCGTAGAACAACTAGTCTCAGACTTTAAAGACTACTCCAGCGCTAATGGATGGAATGTAGATAAGAACTGCCAAATGTTGTACTCTGGATTCAGCAAAGTGTTTGAGAGAAATTGCCTAGTGACAACATGGCAAAGCATATACAAGCAACCGCAGTCTTGGTTCGAACAATTTGATGTGGCCTTTGGAGATGAAGCCCATCTCTTTAAGGCAACTTCTCTTACTTCTGTCATGAGCAAGATGGTTAACGTAAAGTACAGAGTTGGAACAACGGGAACTATAGACAACGCAAAGGTTCATAGCTTGGTACTCGAGGGCATATTCGGACCAATCTATAAGGTCACTACGACCAAGCAACTCATGGAGACGCAGCAAGTTACCGACTTGAAAATAACGTGTCTAATGCTAAAGTATGACGACGTCTTAAGACAGTCCATGAGAAACGCGCAATATCAAGACGAAATGAAGTTCATTACTTCCTATGAACCTCGAAACCGATTCATCAAGAACCTAACCATAAACTGCAAGGGGAATACCCTTGTTCTATTTCAACTGGTAGAGAAGCACGGAAAGATCATTTATGAAATGATAAAGCAAAAGTCAGGCGACAGAAAGGTCTTCTTCATATATGGTGGAACTGACACTGAAGATAGAGAACAGGCTCGAGGAATAGTAGAGACTCAAACCGATGCAATTATCGTTGCATCCTATGGCGTATTCAGTACAGGAATCAATATGCCTTCCATAGAAAATGTCATATTCGCTTCACCATCTAAGTCTAAGATAAGAAATCTTCAATCAATAGGGCGAGGATTGAGACTAAAGGATGGTAAGTCCTCATGTAATCTGTATGATATCTCAGATGATCTTTCCTGGAAGTCGAAGAAGAATCACACACTAAATCATCTAGTCGAAAGACTAAAGATTTATACCTCAGAACAGTTCAACTACAAGATCGTAGAGGTCAAAATTGAGTGAATTCGTAGTACTAAAGTTAGTTACAGGGGAACAATTGCTAGCCGAGGTTCTTTATGAGTTTGAAGATTCAATCGTGATCAACTTTCCCATTCTACTCAAGACTGTACCCTTGGTAAAGGATGGCATAGTATATGAAAGAGTGGCTACTGCTGAGTATTGTTCATTCACTGATGATAAAGAGTTCAACATACACAGGAAAGACATTGTCTTTGTTAAGCCTATGAGTAAGTCTATTGAACTTCTGTATCAAAGAACACTACAAGAAATGTACATCATACAACCTTATGATCCAGAGCAGCAAGATATGGAAGAAACTAACGTAGACTTGAAGAATTACCATTAAGAGATTCCTTCCTGAAGATACATTATACCATCCTTGTAAACAGTTGTAAAATCAAATTGCAAAAAGATTTCAACCTCAACTCTCTTATAGTATAATCCGACTAACCTTGAAAGAACTGAATGACAAAACACTATGTAGACAACGCTAAGATGCTCCAGGCCATAAAGGACTACAAAGAGCACATTGCTAAGAATAGATCTGAAGGCATAGAAGATCCTAGGATTCCCGAGTATATCGGTGAGTGCATACTTAAGATAGCCAATAACCTATCACACAAAGCTAACTTCATCAACTACTCCTATCGCGAAGACATGGTTCTCGATGGAATAGAAAACTGTATGCAGTGCATCAATAGTTTCGATCCATCTAAGTCTTCTAATCCGTTTTCCTATTTTACTCAGGTCATATACTTCGCCTTTCTACGTAGAATAGCTAAAGAGAAAAAGCAGTCGTACATAAAGAGTAAGCTTATTCGCGACATGCCGTTCGAATCCTTTGAAACACAGGGACATGACGACGAAGATTTCCAGAACGCGTTCTTGTCTTTCATTCAAAGTAATAGTACCTTTGACGATTCCTTCATTAAGAAGAAGGAAGAAAAGAAGAAGAAAAAGGCTGCTCCTCCAAATCCACTAGAAGACTTCATTGAACCAGAAAAATGAAAATTGCAATTCTTGGAGACGTTCACCTTGGAACGCGTAACGACAGTTCGTCTTTTCACGACTACTATGAGTCATTCTATAAAAATCAATTCTTTCCCTTCCTAAGTGAAAACGGAATTGACACGGTCATACAGCTAGGAGACCTATTCGATCGTCGCAAGTATATCAACTTCAACACTCTGTACAGAGCTAAGAAATACTTCTTTGATGTCATTCATGAAAATCGCATAGAGTTTCACACTCTAATAGGCAATCACGACATCTTTTGGAAGGAGAGTCTTGAAGTCAATTCGTCTTCACTTATACTTGGCGAGTACGACACGGTTTTCATCCACGATAAACCAAAGACACTATCATATCCCGGCTGTACTATAGACGTTATTCCATGGCTATGCTCGGAAAATTATGATGAAGTGCGCGACTTTATGGCGAAAAGCACCAGTGATGTGTGTGTCGGCCACTTTGAGATATCCGGATTCGCCATGTATAGAGGGGCGGATTCTCAGGAAGGTCTTGACAGAGATATCTTTAAGAAGTATCAATTGGTTCTATCGGGTCATTATCATACACGATCTCATCAGGAAAATATCATCTACGCGGGCACGCCATACGAACTCACGTGGCAGGATTGCAACGACCCTCGAGGATTCCACGTGCTTGACACTGAGACTCTCAAGACTACGTTCTATGAAAATGAACTAAAAATGTTTGTTCGCTCAGAGTATAGCGATGACCTTAACACAGACGAAATCGACTATTCTAGTTTCTCGAATAAGCAGGTCAAAATCATAGTGACCAATAAAAATGATCACACAAAGTTCGACAAGCATATCACTCGGGTATATAATAGCAATCCACATGATGTAAAAATCATAGAGGATCTGTCCTCCTTTACAGAGGGAAAAGTAGACGATAACATCAATCTTGAAGATACGCTAAGCGTGATGTCGAACTACATTGATTCGGTGAACACTGATGTAGATCGGGAAAAAGTAAAGAACTATATGAAGACACTCTATACAGAAGCAGTTAACGCACAATCAGCATAATGTCTATAGTATTCAAAACACTGCAATGGAAGAACTTCCTCTCTACGGGGAATTCCTTCAATAAAATTATTCTCAACAAGGACGCTTCCACTCTTGTCGTTGGAAAGAATGGCGAGGGTAAGTCTACTATGCTCGACGCCATCACGTTTGCTTTGTTTGGAA